TGGCTCAACGTACAGGTCTCTTGCCATGCTTAACCAGATCTCACCTGCTCGCTTCATTCCCTTACTAAAGTTGCTCATATAGATAAAGGTCTGCATATCCAGGCGCTGCTGAATTAGCTCTACGGCTTTGCCCGATATGTTAGATGACATTTCATCACCGGCTTGCTGGTTGCCCATTATGTCAGACATATCCTGCTCAGTTACTTGCAGTAACGCTGCCATAGCTGGTGGTACAGCTGGCGGCTTAGTGTAACCAATTGGGCCTTGTGCCAGTTCGTTGCCATTCTGATCTGTAATAGGGTTTAGCAGCAAGTATGGGTAATCTTTTAGATTATCTTCAGACCACATTACCTGGTGTCCTGCAACCTGCTCAGGCGTCAAGATCGGCTTCTCTACGCTGCTTAGCGCAGATATCTCACCCAGCTTAGATAGCTGCATGTTCTTGAGTCTCTGTGCATCTTTAACCAGGCGTACATGGCCCATGCATCGCTCAATGTTATCTACAAACCAGCGCTTACCGTAGATAGGAACAATAGGTATATGCTTACCAGCAACATATCCCATATCTTCCAGGATACCTTTGCCAGACATGGTGTACTTATGTACGCGCTTCTTTTTAACTCGCTTAGTGCGCACTTCTTCTGCACCAAGTGCCTGCAGCTCTAGCTCTAGATCTTCTTGCTCTGCAAAGTCAGCTTTAGTAAATCTTTCTTCTGTGCCGTCCAGGTGCTCATAAATACGTACAGTTTCTCTGTACTCTTCTACCCGGTAAACCTCAGCAACATAAACTACGTCAGGTGTGTTCCAGTCAAACTCATACTCTTGCACATCTTTGGGCCAGCTTGCAGGATCTTCGTCATACTCGTCCATGTACTGCTCTGGCGTCATAGCATATAAGACGTAACAGCTTCTTGCGTCAGACTTATCCTGGCGCTTTGCATTTAGGTCAAAGAATACGCTAGTGTCAGCATCATAGATCGGCTCGATACGTATGCGCTGCTTCTCATTCTCGTCGTCCTCTTCATCCTCATACTGTGCAGTTAGTCGCCATGCACCAAAACCACCGCCAACAGCTTCCTCAAAAGCGTTGTCATAAGCTTCGTTAGCAACAGAGTCCATCTCATCAGCTCTGTACAGGCCATCGCAAACGTCAGCTAATTTGTCTTCTCCGCCATCCTTTGCCTGGTAGTCAACAGTAACTCGATTGTTTCTGTATTCGTTAATAATACGAATGACAGACAGGTGGATTTTGTTGACTTCAAATTTAGGCTTATTCTCAAACTGTTCGCCGAGTGGACCTTCCCACTGTGCGCCAGCTATAGAATAAAATCTACGGTCTTGAACGCACTGAAGGCGCTCTTCTCGCAGCGCTGTTTGGATGTTGTCAAATTCACGCATACACTCCGAATGAATGTTTGCTAATCGCTGTTCTTTACTGATGGCCATTTTCGATCCTCATATTCCAGGTATTGTCTACCATCTATTGTATGTTGGCAATGGCGTTACATCTTTAGGCTTTTTGTTTTTTGTCCTTCTAATAGCCTCACATGCGTAGCGCAATGCATCTATCAGGTGGTTGTGCTTATCTTCTAGCACTGGCAGCACTTGATCTGTTAGCGGGTCTATCTTGTAGCTGTACATTGTCAGCTCATCAATGGTGTGTTTGCACCTGGGATGAACAACAATATCGTAATTTTTTAAAAACTCAATTCCTTCGACCAGGCTCTTAGGACCTTTAACTGCAGACATTATTTTCGGGAATCCGTTCTGCCTCATATGGCTAATTGTTTCTGGCCTGGCAGAGTCGGCAATAATAGGGAATCTCTCAGAGTCAGGGACCGTCATAAACAGGGATGGCGTGTTAACTATCTCACAGCCAACCATGTAAGCTTCATGGTCAATGTACAGTGTCAGACCTTCTACCCAGCAGCGGATCAATACGGTAGGGTCATTACTAAATCCCCAGTCAGCGCCAAACCTTGGCACAGCTTCACCAGGTGTCTCAAAGTCCTCTACACGCCAGTTTTTGAATACTCTAGCATCGCTGTTATTAACGTACTGGCCCATCCAAACGTGCAGGTACTTATCGTAGTCTCTGCCCTGGTCATACTCCATTTCAGCCTTAAGCACTTCTGGAAACCAAGGATTGTCACAGTAGTTAACCTCGACAACAGCACCATCATTTGGCGGGTTTTCGCCACGCAGCAGCAGGTCAATTGGGTCTGTCTCTTTACTAGGGTTCCATGTAAACCATAGCTCGCTGCCAGGCTTTCGGATTGTAGGTCTTAGCAGATCCAGGCTGCGCTGACTCATTGACTGGCTTTCTTCGCACCAGGCACAGTCATAGCCCTCCAGAGACTTGATTGAGTCTGCTGTATGGTTCTGCATACCCTGGAAGATTATACGGCCTGAGCCAAACTTAGACTTGATAACAGTATCTTGTACGTCAAAATACTTCTGCACCCCCAGGGACTCTATCTTAATCTCTAGCAGCTTCTTTACAGACTGGCCCAGAGATTTTTGTATCTCTCGCACACAGACTGTATTTCTTTCTGGGTCTCTTACATGCTCTTCAATTAGCAGCTCAGCAAACAGGTGTGACTTGCCGCTACCTCGACCACCGTGAGCACCCTTATACCGTGAAGGCTTCAACAAGGGAAGCGCCCACCTTGGCGTATCAATCTGCAGTGTCTTAGCCATCAATAATCACGCGCTCAATCTTGGATACAAGCTCTATAGCTTTTCCATCCATACCACCGACTTCTTGCTTATCAGTGTAGCCATGCTTACCTAATAGCAGCTTAGCGATTGATGCGTTGTATTCCCCCAGCAGCGCCTGGTTAAAGGTCACTAGCTCTTGATTTTCGTTGATTGCCTCTAATATGTCCGAAAACTCATTGTCTTCTTGTGAGGCCCAGTCGTAAACAGTAGATCTTGCTCTGTCTATCGCCTTACATAAACCAACCACCGACGGTACTGCATGGCCGTACTTGTGGTAGTTATCAACGTAGTCTTTAGCTTTTTCTACGACCTGGTCGGTCATATTTGTTGGTCTTGCCATGTTAGATCTCTGTGCCAAATTCGTTAGATATCTGCATAGAGGGATTGAGTAGTGCAACCTGCTCTTCTGGCATTGGAAGCTTGCTAGACCTTTCATCTACTAAACTACACCAGTGCAACAGTGCCACCTTTGTCTCCGCCCCTATTTGTGGATAATCAATCAATGTCTGCGTTAATGTATCAACCTGAGCCGCCAGGTCAAACCAACCATTCTCTAAGCACTCTTCTATACGTGCTATTAAACATAATTGCTTGCTCATAGTAACCTCCTGGGTTATGTGTGCAACACAATTGTATAACAGTTTGTATAAAAAATAACCAATCTGTAAACATTAATGTCTCAGGCTCTGCCAACCTACAAGTATCAGTCCGGTTATAGTTAAAACAATGTAAGTATCCAGCAGTAGCACAGTATCACCTTTTTAAGTAGTAGAATTGAAAACGGCGCCATTGTATAAGACGCCGTATATTACTTGTAGTGATAGTTTTGCATATCTAATATGCGTTATTTGGCATGTAAACCTATGAATACAAATCAAAAATGATTGCAGCTATAGCCATGCCTAGAACTATAAGCGTTATAACGTCATCAGTAGATTTAATCACAGCGAGTTGTCCCCCAGGAATCTGTACGGCAAACAGTGCCATCGCTATATCGTGTATTGCCCCAGGCATCCGTCTTAGACGTTGTGCCGTCATTAAACCTGGTTGTTCCCCAGCTATCAGTTTTCCAGCTAGAGCCGTCAGATCCTCTTGTAGTGCCCCAGGCATCGGTTTTGTACGTTGTACCTGTACGTGAATCTCTGGTATTGCCCCAGCTATCGGTTTTTAAGGTTCCTGATGCACCGTTACAGGTGTAGTTGGTGTTACCCCAGGAATCAGTCTTATAGCTACATGCTGCGTCAGCATAGTTAGCCGCTACAATAAACGGCAATAAAATTAATAGTCTTCTCATTTCTTTTCACCTCGTTTTTTAGATTGGTCTA